ACAACAAGCTAAACAATCATGAACGCGTGGTCGAATACGCCGAATCACTAGCTGCTGAGTTATGTGTGGCCAGATACTTCGGACTTGACTACGACATAAATGACAACAAGGGAAAGAGTCGTTCGGTCGTAGGCAAGGGCATTGAAGTTAAGTGGACATCATATCAAGGCGGCAATCTCATCATTTCGCCTAATGATCGTGAGAGTGATGTAGCCGTCTTAGTCGTCGGTAAGTCTCCGGTCTATTACATCGTCGGTTGGCTTCCAGTCTCATTCGCTAAACGCAAGCGGTTCAAGAATCCACGTCAAGATTCATGGTGGGTAGATCAAGGCAATCTGAACCCAATAGAGAATCTAGCAAGGAGCGAATATGCCGCTATTGCGATTTGATTGCTCAATCTGTAAGAAGCTCTATGGTGACGGGCGTAAAGAACACCTAATCACAAAAGGAGCCGAATTGACGATGCACGAATGGTTCGCTCAATGCTCTGGTTGTGGCACATTCTCGGTCAAGTTAGTTGATGATGGGCTGGTGGCTGGCCTTGACTAGTTATCCACATACTTGTCCACAGAAGCCTGTGGACGGACAGACACACCGGGTTCAATCCTTGACAGAATGTCAGTGTGCGTCGCTATACTTGAAAGATAATATCTTGAAAATAAAGATAAATAAAAAGAAAATAAATATAAAAATAAAGAATAAAAACTTATTGGCTATTCCTATGTCAATCATCATATTGACCGTATCAATGACAGTTGAAGCTAAAGCAGCTACACAAAGCGATTCATTCAAGCTTTATGCACATTCACGGATAGTTAATGATGAGCAGTATCAATGCTTCTACAAACTGATAAACAAAGAGAATCGTCAGTGGAATCCGAAGGCTCGCAACGGATCACATCACGGCATAGGCCAGATGCGTAATGAAACCTATAAGAATCTTGATGGCTATAAGCAGATTGATTGGACTATCAGATACATCAAAGGACGCTACGGATCTATGTGCAACGCATGGAGATTCTTTCAGAAACACGGATACCATTGATGGCAAGCGGTAAGCATGAGAAGGTTTACGGGTCAGCTTGGCGCAAGATGAGACGCTACATCTTGGCCAGAGATAGCTACACTTGCCAGTACTGCATGGCTCCAGCCAATACAGTGGATCATGTGAATCCAGTGAGCAAGGGCGGTGAGATATTGAACCCAGAGAACCTGGTCGCTGCGTGCGTCTCGTGCAATAGCCGGAAACAAGACAAGTCTTCGCGCTTTTTTTTGAAGCCGGTTCCCACCGCCATGCTCTCCCGGGAATCTCTTTCACCACCAAACGAGACGTTCAGTTATGACTAAGACTGGACAGGGTCGAACAAGTGCTCTGAAGGCCGTACCAGAGGCGAACAGAGATGAACCGAGATTGGACACGGCAATTCTTGCGCCGAAGTCTCTAATCGGCTCTCCTACGCCCCGAATCCACTCACGGCTTAACGATTTGCCGTCTAAGGGCGATGAATTGATTGAATTCGCGGAGTCTTGCGGTATCGACTTGATGCCCTGGCAAAGATTTGTCATTCATCACGCCCACAAAATCAAAGATGATCAGAGATGGGCAGCTTCTGAAATCTGCATCGTGGCAGCAAGGCAACAAGGTAAGTCCACGCTCTTATTGATTCGCGCACTGGCTGGGCTCTTTCTCTGGAACGAGCCGTTGCAGATTTCATCAGCTCACCGGCTATCGACGGCTCTGGAGTTGTTCCGCCAAATTGTCAAGATTATTGAGACAAATGATTTCTTAAAGAAACAGGTGCAAGTAATCCGATGGGCTCACGGATCCGAGGAAATTGTCACAATTACCGGCAATCGCTACATGGTGCGCGCCAGCAATAACGCGGCACGTGGAATCAGCCGGCCAGAAGTTGTCTATATGGACGAACTTTCAGAGATGAAAGATTTAGATGGCTTTGCTTCTTTGCGCTATACCATGATGGCCTCTCGGAATCCGCAAGTCTGGACTTTCTCGACGGCCGGTGATCAGGAGTCAGTCGTACTGAATCAGCTACGCGAGCGCGGAATGGCTGCTGCCGTCGGCGGTACGGATTCAATCGTCTATCTGGAATGGTCTGGATATACCGACGACATCACAGATGAAAAAAATTGGATTGCAAGTAATCCAGCACTTGGCCACACAGTGCATGAAGATAACATTCGCGCCGTACTTAATGACCCGCCCCACGTTGTTCAGCAGGAAGTGTTGTGTCGCTGGATCCATCAGAAAGACGCAGTCATTCCGGCAATTTCATGGAAAGAGTGTGAAGATGCCAGCGTTGAGCTAGATGTAGAAAAGACGACTTGGTTCGGACTCGATTTATCGCCGGATCGTAGAGCAGCCGCATTGGTGGCCGCTCAGCGCATTGGCGAGGACAAGTTTGTCGTCAAGCTGCTGCGAACATGGGAAAACTCAGTCTCACTTAATGATCTAGAAATGGCCAATCAAATTGCGGAGCACTTTCGCAAATATCCAGTCGAAGTTATTGCTTACTCAAAAAGAACGGCCACGGCCGTTGCTGGTCGCTTAGTTCCAGCCGGTATTCCGATTATGGACTTTGATGGACACAATTACGCGACTGCGTGCGATCAATTACTTTCGGCCATTACATCAAATCGACTTCGTCATTCTGGCAACGAAGAGCTAACAAAACAAATGCTCTCAGCCGTTAGATTGCCTCATGGCGATGGCGGCTGGGTAATTGGGCGCAGAGCTTCCCAGACGACAGTATGCGCCAGCGTTGCGACTGCGCTCGCTACATTCTATGCGACACGCCCAGAGACAGAGATAGACATTCTGGTCGGTTAGATGTAAAGGAGAGCCTTAGACTTCCGCACATGGGTCTATTCTCTCGCACAGTTACGACTGCGGCTCCGGCTGCGACTTCCGACATTGAAGCGTCTTTGGCTCCAGTAAATGTCACTAGCTCTCTCTACAATATCTACGGCGTCGCCGGCATCACTGCATCGCGCGTCGAGTTTATGTCCGTGCCAACGTGCGCCAGAGCACGAAACATTATTTCGTCCAGCGTCGCATCAATTCCGCTTCGCGTTCGCACAAAGGCAGATGGCGCACGTGTAGAGCTTGTTCCAAAGGTAATCAATCAACCGGATCCACGCGTTCCGGGATTTGCAACGTATGCGTGGCTGGCCGAAGATTTGCTCCTGTATGGGTACGGGTATATGCGCATTCTTGAGCTATATGCTGATACGTATCGCATCAGAAGCGCGGAACGTATTGATCCAACGCGCGTCACAATTAAAACAAATGCGATGGGAACAGAGATTGATTATTACTGCGTAGATTCAATTCCAGTGCCATACGATGGCGTCGGAAGTCTTGCAGTGTTCTATGGCGTCGATGAGGGCATTCTCAATCGCGCTGGTCGCACAATTAAAGCTGGTGCAGAGTTAGAACGCGCTGCCGTTATGTACGCGCGTGAGCCAGTTCCAACAATGGTCTTAAAATCTAACGGCACTGCACTTCCAGCAGATCGCATCGCTAAACTTCTAGAATCTTGGGGGCAATCGAGAAGAAATCGCTCAACGGCTTTCCTCAATGCCGATGTCGAGTTACAAACTTTAGGATTCGACCCAGAGAAGCTGCAACTCAATCAAGCTAGATCTTATGTTGCAACAGAATTAGCCAGATGCACAGGCATTCCAGCTTATTACGTAGATGCAGAATCTGGCTCAAGTATGACTTATTCCAACGCACAACTTGCGCGTCAATCTTTGCTGGACTTCTCACTTCGTCCGATTATGACTGCGATTGAAGAGCGTCTTTCAATGACTGGCTTGGCCAATGATTTCGTTCCAGCATCGCAAGAAGTTAAGTTTGATTTAGATGATTACTTGCGTGGATCAGCGAAAGAGCGCGCAGACGTTTACAAGATTCTCTACGACATCGGAGCTCTTACTTCCGATGAAATCCGACTAGAAGAGGAAATGATCCGATGAAAGAAATAAAGCTAACTCCGATGAATCTAGATTTCTCAATCAAAGTCACGGCAACGGACTTTCCAAAGCGCGAAATCTCTGGACGCATTGTTACCTGGAACGAAGAGGGCTCCACATCAGCCGGCTCGACAATGTTTAAGCCTGGCTCCATTACTTTCAGCGATACGACTAAATTGCTACTTGAGCATCGCCGTGAATCTCCAATCGGATTTCTTAAAAGCTACAAAGTCACCGATGATGGAATCGATGCGACCTTCGCTATCGGAAATACGACCGCAGGCAACGACAGTCTGGTCGAGGCATCTTCCGGATTACGCGACGGCTTCAGTGTGGGCGTACTAGCTGAAAAGTATAAGAACGTCGATGGCGTCTTAGTTATTAGCGCAAGCGCGCTCAAAGAAGTCTCACTGGTCACAGATCCGGCCATAGCATCAGCGAAGGTCGCAGTCGCAGCTAGTGAGCAAGAAGATTCTGAATCCGTCGTGGAAACAGAAGAACAAACTACCGAAGGAGAAAACGAAGTGGAAACAACTCCAACCGTCACAGAAGCACCAGCCGAAACGGTTGAGGCTTCCAAAGTCGTACAGGCCGAGGCAGCTCGTCCGCTCTATTTCACGTCACCACGTTCACCAGTAATTTCTGGTGGATCATATTTAGAACACTCAATCAAGGCCACGCTAGGCAACGAAGATTCTCGCCAATACATCAAGGCAGCAGATGATTCATTCACAACAAATCCAGCGTTCAGCCCAGTTTCTTATGTTCGCGACGTTGCAACAAATACAAACGCTATGCGACCAGTTATTGACGCATGCGGTGGAACACGTCCATTGAGCACATACGGAATGACAGTGTCGATTCCAAAAATCACGGCAAATAGTACTGCCGCAACTGTGGCCGAGGGAGGAGATCCAACAGGAACAACTGCGATCACTTCAGCTTATGTCAATGCAACAGTAATCAAGAAGGCTGGCTTCCAGCGTTACTCAGTAGAATTGCTAGATCGTTCAGATCCATCATTCTATGAAATCATGCTTACAAATCTTCGCGATGCTTATGCTCAGGCAACTGATGCTTATGTAATTGCTCAGATCACTGCTGGCGGTACTCAAGCGACTGCAACTGCTGCCGATTCAGCCGGATTGATTTCATTCGTATCAACAGAATCACCAGCCGTTTACAGTGCAACAAAGCGCACTGCAACATCATTCGTTTCAGGTACTTCAATCTGGGCGACTTTGCTCGGTGCAACTGATACAACTGGACGTCCAATCTACAACGCTCAGCCAACTACAATGAACGCTGGCGGTACTGCTAATCCAACATCAATTCGCGGAAACGTACTTGGTCTTGATTATTATGTAGATGCCAACATGGTAAACACATCAATCGATGAATCAGCATTCATCATTGAGCCACGTTCAATCGAAATCTTTGAATCTCCTGCTCTAACGCTGGCAACTAACGTGCCAACAACAGGCGAGATTGAGATCATGCTCTACGGTTACATCGCAGCGCAAGCAACCTTCGCAGGTGGCCTACGTCGCTTCAACCTAACCTAATCAATCATGGGCTAGGTGCGCTCCCGTATCTAGCCCAGCAGCTCACGAAAGGAAACAGAGATGCCAGCAATCATTACAGTCGCCAGTCTTAGACAGGTTCTTGGCGTCTCTGTTTCTCTTTATTCAAACGATTATCTTGAAAGCATTATTGATTCAGCCGAGCAGGTAATTCTGCCCCTATTGACTGCCAATCAAAACTCAGTCGCCGCCGTTTATCTACAAAACAATGTCGCCTATTACATAACACAAAAGCCGAATACATTCGTTGCCGGTCAAAGTGTTGTGGTCACAGGTTGCGTTCCAGCTACATTCAACGGAACACTGACAGTTACTTCAAATTATTATGATCCATTTCCTTACTTACCTTTCGCATATCCGGCTCCATATTTCTACTTCACGGCAGCTATAACAAATAGTGACATCACATTCCGTCCAGTCATTCCTGGCGGCGTAGTTTATCTATCTGGGGCAGACGCGGCCACGCTTTACGCGAATACCGACGCAGTCGAACAGGCGGTCACCATCGTCAGCGTTGAGATATTCCAAAGCGTGGTCGCTCCAGGTGGTCAGATTGAAGGCGTAGATTTCGCGCCATCGCCATTTCGTATGGGAAGGTCACTTCAAAATCGCGTCATTGGCCTTTTAGGTAATTACATCGACGTCTCAACGATGGCTATGTAGATGCCTACTCCAACGTCAATCGCGACCAATATCAGAGGCACACTTGCCACTGCACTTGGATCAGTAGCTGCATCAGTATATTCGACTGTGCCAGAGGCCGTAATTCCACCAGCTTGCGTTATTGTTCCGGACGCACCCTATTTAGAAACGACGACAATCGGTAAAAGTACGGTACGCGTGAAAGTCAATTTGGTTGTCAGTGCCGCCGTTGCATATAACAATAACGCCGGAGCACTAGATAATCTTGAACAGTTAGTCATAAGCATTATGCAAGCGATGCCAACTGGATACGTCGTCGGAGATGTTCAACAACCGACAATCCAATCAGTGGGAGCATCTAATCTACTAGTGGCGGATCTCGCGGTCAGCACTTACTACACTCAAGAAACTATCTAAGGAGACAAAGAAATGCCAACAACAATAGTCACCGGTCGCGACATAGTATTCACGCTTGCCACCGTTAATTATGACGCACAGACAACTTCAGTCACTCTCGTCAATGCGCCAGTCATTACTACTTATCAGACACTTGATGGAAAAGCCTATAAGCACATTGATGATCAATGGACGCTTAACATGGAGCTTCTTGCAGATTGGGGCGTTGCATCATCACTCTTCGAAGCGATGTGGACTGCCTTTACTTCTGCTCCTAACACTGCACTTGCATTCAGTTTAACAACTGCAACCGGCGCAGTCTTTACTGGCAACGTCTTTCCAGTAGCACCAACTGCTGGCGGAGCTGCACCAGATGCGCAGACAGATTCTTGGGCGATGCTTTGCTCAACAACACCAACCGGCACATTCAGCTAAACAAAACAGAAACGGGAGCACACAATGAGACTACCAATCACTATCGAATACACGTCCGGCGAGTCAGGCACATATACGGCACAACCGCCAGAGTGGGCTAAGTGGGAACAAAAGACAGGCAACACAATTTCGCAGGCGCAGGAGAAGATTGGAATCTCTGATCTTCTCTTCCTTGCGTGGAATGCGATGAAGCGTGAAGCCGGTGGCAAGCCAATTAAAGGCTATGAAATCTGGTGTGAAACAGTAGCCGATGTGACAGTCGGTGACGTTCTCCCAAAAGTTACGCCGCCGGAAGCGTAAATCGCATACTCGTCGAAGTAGCAATAGCGACGGGAATCCCGATGAACGAATGGACGACGGCGGAGCAGATTTATACGGCTTTCGAGATATTGGAGAAACAAAATGGCGTTTAAGGCGACGAAAGGTCAAGGAACCTTTCGCATTGAAGTCGAGCCTTATGCCTTAAAGAATCTGATTTCAACACTTAATCTGCTAGACAAAGAAACGCAGGGTCGAGTGCGTGATGCAGCTCAGCCGCTATCCAAGCGATTAGCTGGTCAGATTATGATGTTCGGACATGGCTCACCAACTCCACAGACAAAACTAGTCTTGCAATCAATCGTCACTCCACGCGATCGATTGATTCGCGTTGATATTGGTGGTTCAAAGAAAGTCGGTCGCGCCTATGGTGGACGACCAAGTAAGAGCGGAAAAGGCGCAAAGGTTGGACGCACTCAAGCTCCAGCCGGCGCATTACTTTGGGGCTCAGAATATGGATCTCGTCCGGGCTTTGATAGAGCAGGCCGCAAGTACACAAACCGATTCAAGGTTCCATATAATCGCGAAGGATTTTGGTTGAATAAAAGCGTGGACTTCTACACTCCAGTCGTTGCGCGGGAGTATATTTCAATCGTTCAGGGAATCATTAACGATTTGGGGCTCAAATAATGGCAGGCATTCCAAAGGTAAAGATAACCTTCGATGCTGACTTTGATGATCTCAAAAAAGGCATAAAAGGCTCACAGGCAGAAGTCGAAACCTTCGCAG